GCGGTTCTCGTCTTCATCGACGTGCTGCGTGCCAATCGCGCCCAGGCCCTGATCCCCCCAGCTAGCAGCGAGAGCGACGAGGATTGCGCGGCACACTGCCACGCGGAACTCGACGGGCGCGGTTTGCCAGCGGGGATGGTCGATCATTTCCATAACGCAATCAATCTTACAAATCGGGAGCAGGATCATGGCTGACGCCACCAACATCGTGCGCGACCGGCAGAAGCTGGTTCGTCGCGAAATGAACCGCCGCGGTATTTCGATCAAAGCAGTGCAGCTGGACGGGGGATGGGATTCCTCGTCGACCGTGCTCTCCTACTTCCCAGAAGACGCGCACGCTCAGCCTGCCGTCATGTCTGTCGCCGCGCTGTACCGCCTGCTCGATACCGAGGCGCTGCCATCCGACCTGCTGTCACTGCTGTTGCCTCCGGGCTTCCAGATCGTCCGCGCGCCGGAAGCGATCGACCATGATGAGGTCGAGACGGTGTGCCGCGACTATCTCGCAGCGAAGGGCAAGGCTCATCAGGCTGATAGCCCTGCTGGTCGCGAGATCGCTGACTGCGAGCGCGTCCTGCTGGACGGCAAGGTCGTGCAGATGCGCGGGAGTGTCGCAGCATGAGCATCCGGTTCTGGCGCCCCCGTCTAACAGCAGACACCACTATCACCGCAACCCATGCCGCGTGCTTGCTTGGCGAACTCGGCCGGGAATCGAAGGCCAAGCGCGCCGCCATGCTTTGCGATCTGCGCCGCGAGATTCGCGAGTGCGACATCACGCCACTGGGGTGGAAGGCATGACCGTCGAACCACGCCAGATCCGCGCTGCCCGCGCCCTGTTAGGCTGGAGCCAAGCCCGACTTGACCGCTTCGCAGGCGTTCTAGATCGCACAACGCACTACGTCGAAGCTGGCGAGACATTCCGGAACGCCCGGCCGATCGAAAACGCGCTGTTCAACGCCGGGATCCGGTTCATCGAGAACGGCGTGACGCTGGAGCGTCGGGCATGACCGGCCCCCTCGTTCCCGATGATGGGTTGCGCGCGGCGGTCGGCGCCAACGGCACCAACAAGCATTATCCCTGCGGTCATCCGCGGACGCCGGAAAACACCCAGAGCATGGGATCTGGCAACGCGCCTGCGTGTCGCCTCTGCCGTCGCCGGCTTTGCCGTGAGAGCTGGCACCGTCGGAAGGCAAAAACAGCATGACCTTTGACCTGCCGATGCCGCCAAGCGTCAATAACATGTACGCGACCTATAACGGACGCCGCATCCCGTCGCGCGAGTTTAAGGCGTGGAAGATCGCCGCGACCGACGCGCTCGGCTCGCAATACGCTGCGATGGGGTCGCCCTCGGTGCATCGGCCGGTCGAACTCAACATCCGCATCGGCCTGAATTACCGCGGCGACATCAGCAACCGCATCAAGGCGGTCGAAGATCTCTTGGTCGACGTAATCGACATGCCGAACGATCGGTACATCGACCGCGTCGTGATCGAGCGCGACCAAAGCATCGAAGGTGCTGTCGTCTGGATCGGCGGATGCGGTGAACTGATCACAACTCACCGCACACAGCTTGGTGCCACCCCATGCAAGGGAGCATAGACTTGTTGATGCACAACCCCTCCGACAATGTCGCCCATCTGCCCACTCGATTGAACGTCGACGAGGCTTGGAGCGCCTATCAGAACTTGGCCATTGCCGCAGCGAACGACGCGCGGCTGCGTGGTGACCGCGATTATTGCGAGATGATGCTTCGTGCGTGGAAGCGCTGGAGCGAATTGTTCCTCGCAACGGACATCGCAGCATGAAGCCCGCGAGCATCATCGAGGCTGAGTTCTCGCTGTTGGGCGGGCTCGTCTTTGACAATCGTCGCATTGACGCGGTTGCGGACATCCTTGCGCCGGAGGACTTCGGCGACACGTTCTTTGGTCACGTCTATGGCCTGATCATATCGGAATATTCGCAGGGTCGCGCGGCCAACCCGATCACGCTGCGTCCGCTGCTTATGGACACGCCCGGCTTTGAAGAAGCTGGTGGCCTGCAGATCCTGGCGAACATGGCGATGAGCGAAAGCCTCGCCACGCCTCCGATCGACACGGCCCGCATGATCGCACGGCAGGCCAAGCGCCGTCGTCTGGTCGAAGGCCTGCAGGCAAGCGCCGCACTGGCGGTCGCAGGGCAGGCCAGCGTCGAAGAGATCGTCGACGCTGCAGACGCTGCGATCGTCACCGCAACGCATGACGCTGCGAGCGCGATCGAGCTGACCGCAGCGGACTGCGTCGGCAAGCTGCTCAACAGCTTCAACCAGCCCCGCAAGGGCGTGAAGTGCACGTCGATCCAGCCAATGGACGATCTGCTCGGCCCGATCCGTAAGAAGCAGCTTGTCATCCTCGCGGCTCGGCCTGGCATGGGTAAGACCGCGACCGCAATCAGCTATGCGATCGGTGCGGCTGCAGGCGGGCACGGCGTCATGTTCGTCAGCCTCGAAATGAGCGGCGAAGAACTGGCGGGCCGCATGGCTGGCGACCTGTCCTTCAATGGCCGCACCGGCGTGCCGCTCGACGACATTCTCGCGGACGAGCCAACGCCTACAACGGTCCGCGCTGTCCAGTCCGCTATGGGCATGCTCGACGATATGCCGCTGAGCATCGTCGACACCGGCAAGCTGACGATCGGCCGTCTGGGCATGATGGTTCGCCGGCAGGCCCGTCGCATGGCCGCTAAGGGTCAGGAGCTTGAACTGGTGGTCGTGGACTACCTGCAGCTTCTGTCGCCCGACACAAAGGGCCGCAGCGCCTACGAGGCGGTCAGCGAGATCAGCCGGGGCCTCAAGGCTATCGCCAAGGACAGCGGCGTCGGCATTCTGGCCCTTGCCCAGCTTTCGCGCGAAGTCGAGAAGCGTACCGATCGCCGTCCCCAGCTCTCCGATCTTCGCGATAGCGGCCAGATCGAACAGGACGCCGATGCGGTCGTGTTCCTCGTCCGTGAGGAATACTACCTGCGCCAGAACGAACCCGACCAGAACAGCGGTCTTCGCATGGACTGGGAGGCCGCGATGGCCGCAGTCGAGAACCAGCTTGAGTTCGTGTGCGCCAAGCGTCGCAACGGTCGCACGGGATCCGCCAAGGGGCATTTCTACACCCGGTTCCAGGCGGTGCGAGGATGACCGCCTCTGAGCTCATGCAGGCCCTTTCCGCTGCGGGCGCTCCCATGGAGGCCATCATCATCGCTGTGCAGGCTCTGGAGGCCAAGGACGCCGAGATCGCGGCCCGCGACGCAGCGGCAGCAGCCAAGCGCGCCGAGCACGCCGAGTGGAAGCGCCTGAACCGGGCAGGGAAGCGGGTGTCCATGGACAGTCCACGGACACAGCATGGACAGTCCACGACCCCCTCCCTGGAGGTTCCCCCCAATGATATATATTCTAACCCCCCTCCTAAACCCTCCCCAGCCGCTGACGCGCCCTGCCCACTCGCCGGGAAGGTGATCGAGGCTTGGAACGAGGGACCGGCGAAGCGCGGGGCAACCGCCGCTAAGCCTCTCGACGCTGGACGCCGCAAAGCCCTGAGCCTCCGGGTTCGGGAACATGGCGAAGATCTGGTCTTCGAGGCGATCCGCAACGTCGCCGGGAGCCGGTTCCACTGCGGCCAGAACGATCGGGGATGGCGGGCAAACATCGGCTGGCTGCTGAAAAGCCCCGAGAACTTCCAGAAGGCGCTGGAGCTTCAACCGGCCCAGTCCGGAGGAGGGGCCAACGAGCCCACCGACCTCGTGCAGCACATCCTGAGCAGGAGGGCCGCATGACATGGAGCCCCGCCGTTTCGACAACCCCGGCCGCGCCCCGTCTCGCTGGCCTGCAGACGCCAAGGTCGGCGTCCAGTGGGCCAACGGACGGGAGGCACTCCACACCTACCCGGTCAACGCGCTCCGCTGGACCCTCACCAGCGACGACTGGGACATCTCGCAATTCTGGAAAGCGGACTGACCCGCACCTCAAGCAAGGAAACTGAACATGGCTGGATCTGTCAACAAGGTGATCATCGTCGGCAACCTGGGTCGCGACCCGGAGAGCAAGGCATTTCAGAACGGTGGGAAGGTGGTCAACCTCCGTATCGCCACCTCGGAAAGCTGGAAGGATAAGACCAGCGGGGAGCGCAAGGAAAAGACCGAGTGGCATAGCGTCGCCATCTTCAACGAGGGGCTGGCGAACGTCGCTGAGAAGTACCTGCGCAAGGGCTCGAAGGTCTACATCGAAGGCGCGCTCCAGACCCGCAAATGGCAGGACGCGCAGGGCCAGGACAAGTATTCGACCG